GCTTCGATCCTCGTGTCCTGGGAGTTGTTGTGGTCCCACAGATCCCGGACAGCATCGACGAACCGTTTTTCCATCGCGTCGATCCGACCTATGATCGGCGTGATCTCCGACCGGATCTCGGCTCTGATAACAGTGAGGACCTTGTGGGTCGCTACGATGACCGCCACGATGATCGGCACGACGAGTGCGATGAGGTTCCATAAAACAGCAGGGCAGAAAGCGTCTCCCCCGGTTGGGTTGGTCATTTCCTGACTCCTTTGATTTTCTCCACAGATCTCATGCCGCCCAATCCAAGCATCCCTGCAAGCAGGATGATCAGATCCCCCATCGGAACTTCGGGAAGTGCGGGAACCGAAGATACATCCCGCCCGGTAATGAGTGCCCCGCATTGGAATATGAACGGGAGGATCGGTTTCATGAGGAACGTATAGAGCAGACCGATCCCGCAGATCCACCCGATTGTCGGGCGCCATCGGGTGACGTACTTATCTTGGGATGCCGCCTCGAGTTTGGCGATCGCGGTCTGCCCCTCCATCTGGGACTGATCGTAATCTACCACGGCTTGGGCGGCCGCCGCCTCGATCGCGGCCATCTTCATTAAGATCTCCGCTTGCTGATTCGGGTCAAGGATCGTCTTACCCGTGATCGCCTCCCGGAGATCCTTGGCGAACGAACCGAGCCCCGCGAACAGCCCCGCCGCACCACCCGCCAGAAGATCGCTGAAGAAGGACAATTAGACCACCTCCTTTTATTCGTCAGGTTTAGCGTCTGGAACCATATCAAGAATCTCGATCAACGGACGCTCATACCACTTGGAACGGCAGGGCTTCCTTGAGGGGAAGTCCACGCAAAAGGGGGGGTCCAGGCCGATACCTCCCCCGATCCAAGGACCGCCCTCGCCCGGAACGTATGCGAGGATTTCTTCGCCACGGGGGGAATGACCCAGGACGTCCCGGAAAAATTCCCCGAGGCCGCGGCTCCGTCCATCTCGACATTGTAGAAAACCCCTCCCGCCTCCGGGCCGATCGTCGTGTTGTCGGTGTACTGCGTCACCGGATCCCAATTCAGCGTGAAGGCCCTCGCATTCCCCGCGTACATCAGAATTGCCAGTCCGATCAAAAGCCCGATCATCTTCTTCATGTCATTCTCCTTCCAAGCAGGTTTTGTAGAGATCGTAGCACCGGAACAGCCATCCCCACCGATTCTTTCTCACTTCATAGGGCAACTTCCGGGCTACCCGTATGTGCTTCATCACCCTCCGAAGGAGCCATGCCTCCCAAGTCGAGGCCTTCGGGTCGATCGCCTGGACATCATCCAACCCGAGGTTGAACGCGGTATCGAACGCCAGGAGATCGAGCGGCCACGGACGCCGGTCGCACCCCGCGGCGTCCCAATACTCCGGCTTGGCGATCGCCTTCGCCTGTTCCTCGGTCAGGTTCTCTATGTCAACCTCGGGGTGGTGGTGCCCGGAGATCCCCCACTTCGTTGTGCCGCCCGAATCGTTGGGATCGCGGGAGATCTTCTCCCCGCCTTCCCACCGTTGGGTGAAAGCCCACGCCTTGTCGAAGTCCTCTACCATGCCGCGGCCCCTGCCCGTTTCCAGGCGTTATCGGTAATCGGCACGGTGTAGATATACGAGTTGTCAATGGCGATCATCCCCAGCTTCCCGAAAGCCGTTGCCGAGGCGGGAGTTGCCCGGAAGATCGGATAGACGGCAACCCAAGTCCCCGGAGTGCCGGCCACGGAGCAGTACCAGTAGATCGGCGTGTCCGCGATCGTCGTCGGGACAACGGCAACCGTGCTGAAAACAATGTCTCCTACCGCATAGGTCCCGGACGTGGGCGCCGCGGCGGCCGTGTCCCGCACCTTTTCATCAAGGGTGATCTTTTTGAAGGCTCCGATCAAAGCCGTGGAGGTCCCGGAGTTTTTTACTCCCGTTGTGGAGATCGCCCCCGTGGCCAGGTTGTCCGATATCAGGGCTCCGGAAAAGGTCGCCGTACTGCCGTCCAGGTGCCCCGTCAATGTCGTGGCGCCGATAACCGCCAAGGTGGAGGACAGGGACAGCGTTGAGATCGAAAGCCCGTACCCCGAGATCGTCCCGGTATTATTCCCGATGACGTTCTTCGGCCGGATCGTCGCTGTGTACGAGTTATCCCAGGGGATGTGCGATCCGTTGAGGCGCGTCAGGGTGATCGTGGATCCCGTGGAGGTAGCCCGGGAGAACGTCTGGGCCGGCACATTGTCCGTCCCGAAGTAAATGTCCTCCTTCCCGATGAGCCCCTTCGTGATCGTGTCCGCCCCGAAAGCAAGGACCGAGGAAATCATGATCACCGAGAGCAGTACCAAAAACTTCGTTCGGTTCTTCATCATTTCCCTCCGTAAACTTTATTCATTCGCAGGAACGCCGGTCGTTGCAGATTCGGCTGTCGCAGTAGCCCCCGGAGTTCCGGGGGGAGGAGCGTATTCTCAAGCGATTTCTCGATCGCCTGTTCGTTGAGGATGATCCATTCCTCGGGCGGGACTCCCGGCTTGGGCCCCGTCGATTTCAGGATGGAGACGGCCTTCTGCCGATCCCCGATCCGGATCGCATTGAGCAGGGCTCGGGTCGCGTCCTTCTTCAACTGCTCCGACCGCTCCCCAATGCGGGCTTTTGCTCTCTCCCGCTCGTATGCCTTGGCGATCTGCGTCGGTATGAATCCGAGGGCCTTCTTCGCCACGTCGGCACCGGAGACGGCCTTCTTGGCGACGATCTGCCCCCCGGAACGGTCCAGGACGCCTTCCTTGAGGATCCTGCCGGCGTACATCGGATTCCGGAGGAATTCCGGCGCTACCGTCTCGGCCGCGCGGTACGGGCGCCCCTCCTTCAAGAATCCGTAGGCGCGCGCGGGGCGATTTAAGAGGACTTCGGCGGGAGCCCCGATCACCGTCTCGATGGGGGACCGAGCGAAATACCGATCGAAGAACGGAAGGACGTCTCCCACGCCCACGGAGGCCGATATATCGAACCCCGTCGCCTGACGGAACGGTCCGTGGAGCAGGTAATCCATGAATTCCGGGCCGCCCATATTCTCGTAGCCCCACTCCCGGACGGCCGTCTCGAGGTCGGGTTTCTTGTGGGTGATCATCCCCGCGACCTCCTCGAGGATGTACTTCACGTTCTCCGCGAAGGGCATCCCCAGGATCCCGGAGAAGGCCCAGAGCATGACGAACACGGAGCCCACGGCCCGGAGCGAGTCCCGATTCCACAACCGGGCGAGGAATTCGAGGAAGTTGATGACGAACGTCCGGAAGGTCCCGAGCAGGGATCCCCACCCGCGGAACATCGCCGGCCGGTTGTACTTCGCGTAGATGAATTGCGTCTCGTCCGTCGCCCGCTTCCCGAATTCGAAAGGATCTTCCTCGAAGGGTATGGCCCCGCCGCCCCCGGGGGGCTTCGGCGGCTCCTTCCCGCCGCCGCCCGCGTCGAACGCCGTCATCTTCGCCGCGTGTTTCTGGGAGAGGGACTGGTGGATCCGGGCCGCCGCTATCAAAGATATCAGCCGGTTCGACTTCTCCGCGAGGGAGAACAGGTATCCGAATCCCCGGACGGCCCTCTGCTTCTGCTTGGAGAGTTTCCGGATCGAGGACGGCTTGCGAACGGTCCCCATGAGGTCGTAGATCAGTTGCTCGGAGACGATCCCCTCGTCGTACCCCCTCCGGACGATCTCCCGAATATCCTTCGGCAGTTTGTCGACCACCACACCGAAGGTCCCATCCTCCCGTTTGCCCATCGCGGTGGTTAAGTCCTTCACGGCCCGGGTGACTTCCTCCGTCGCACGGAACGGGGAGACGTACTGCGTGAGCCAGGGGATCGTCGTCACGAACGTCTGCGTCAGGTTGATCGCGGCGCTCTTGACGTTCCCCCCGAGGAAGTAGAGGAACAGGCCGGCCCGGAGTTGATGGAATTCCTCCTGGGGCGAGATCGAATAGTTCTTCCACTCCCGGTAGTACCGTGCCAGGTCCGGGATCCGCTCCATCCCCGCGGCGGCGTTGTCCATCTCCGGGATCCCCTTGATCCTCGAGACGAACCCGGACAGGGAGACGATGTAATCCGCGAGGGCCCGCTCCATGTCGGTGGAGAAGCCCGGGGAGTCCTTGGACTCAAAGAAATGCCTACGGAACCCCTGCGCCTGGAAGAACTGCTCCACGGTTTCTTTCAGGGACGCGGCCGCCTCCGGGTCGAGGGCCATGATTTTCTTGATGACGTCGAGTTCAAACCCGCCAATCTCCTGCAAGAGTTTTGCTTCCTCGGTCTGCTTCAATTCCTTCGGCGGGACCGGGATCAGACGCCCCTCGGAGATCCCCTTGTGGAACCGCTTGAGAAGGACCTGGTACTTCTCGGCCGCCTTCCACGCGGTTTCCTCCTTGGCGAAGTAGTTGGAGGGATTCTGCCAGTCCGGAGTGCCGTCCTCCTTGACGTGGACGTAGCCGTAGGAGAAGTTCCCGAACCGGGCGAACGGCGCGTACCCCTTGCGCTTCGTCTCCCTGATGCTCCCGATCAGGGCGGCGATCTGCTCGATCCGATCGTCATCGAATCCCAGACCGACCAGGGAATCTTTGATGAGGGGAACGGAGAGGTTCGAGGACGCTTGCATCTTCCCCTTGGTGATCCGGTACATGATGCCGTCCTCGTAAATGTCGAGGGCTCGGTCGAGCATCGCCCGAATTCCGAGATAGGCGTCGATCTGCTTCGTGGAGAGTTTCCCTTCCTCCACCAGTTCGTCCCGCGTCCAGACCTTCCGCTGATACCGTCCCTTGATGAGCAGTTTATTGACGGCATCCTTCTCCTTGAATTCGAGCCCGGAGAAAAACGATATCGCGTCCTCCGCGAGAGACGCGGCGATGTCGTCCCGCTCCTGCATCATCTGACGCATCCGGTCAAACACTCCGCGATACCGGGGGAATTTCTCGGTGAAAACGTAGTACGGGGTGTTCACCTTCTTGTTGAACCAGTTGAGATCCAGACCCTTCGCACTCTTGGCGAGACGGTGCCGCTCCTTCAATTCAGCCGTGGAATGCTTCAGGGATTGCCACGCCTGAGCGATCAGTTCCGGATCGAGGGGCGAGGCGTACAGTTTCGTCCCGCCCTCGGGGGGCTCGGGCTTTTCTTCGATCGGAACGGCCTTCACGCCTTCCCGGGTGGGAACGATCGCGGCTTTCTTCCAAGTGACGGCGGGGGCTATCCCTTCCGGAGCCTTTCCTCCAACCGTTTTCGCTTCAGTTGTCTCTCCTTGAGCGGGTGTTGCTCCTTCATGTGCTTGAACATCTCCACCTGGGCGAGGCGCGCCTTCGCCGCCTCCGGTGACAGGTTCGGTTTTGACAGGGGTTTCCCCTTTCGGGAGGTTACTTGGTACCCCTGGGACGTTTTCTTTATCATGGGCTACCTCCTGATCCCCTTCGGGACGGGTGGGAAGTTGTGCATGAGGTCCGGGAGTTTGAACCGGAACTTCGTTCCCCCCGGTTGCGACTTCAAGAAGTCCAAGAGGGCGTCCTCCGCGCTCTTTGGAGCGGTCCCCCCGCCCGATGGCGGCTTCCTTATCTGCGTTGAGGGTGGTAAACGCTTCATCTATCGTTCCTCCAATTCCCCGCGTGATCGTGAGGCCTTTGAACCGCGCCTCCGTACCATCCGGCCGTGTTGCGATGATCTCCGTCTCTTTCAGAATGTCCCGGATCTTTGCGATCGCTCCCTTGGCCGCCGCGGGGTGGTCGGCAAGAATCGCCAGTTCGTCTCCGGAGATCCTGTACCCGTCTCCGTGCGCCGCGTGGATGGCGTCTGCTACCGCGCGGATAGCATCGTCTCCAACGGCATGGCCGAGATTGTCGTTGATCCATTTGAGGCCGTTCATGTCGAAGGCAACCTTGACCGGCTTCGTGTCGGCTTCCTCGAGGAAGGCCCGATGGGACTTGAGCCCCGTTTTCTCGTCATACCGGAGGGCGGCCGATTGTTCCTCGGGCGTCATTTCGTCGATCTTCTTCCGGGTGGCGAGATCTTCGCGCCGCTCCCGGGGACCCGACGTCTGGGCTACTCGACGTTCGGTGAAAGGTTCTGGCCCCGCCGCGGGACCGGGGGAAGGGACGGTCCACGGTGTTCCCACCGCTTGCGGCGTGGGCGCTCTCTCGACCGAAGGCGCTTGGGTTCCCTCGGGAGTCGAAACGGGGGCCAGATCGGCGAAGGGATCCGGCGCGGTCGGGGCTTCGTACCCTTTTTTTACCCTGCGGGTGACGATATGCCCGAGTCCGGACGGATCTCCCTCGATCGTTGCATCGAATCCCTGCCGCTCCCACATCGCCTTCGTAGCGACGGCGTTCGCGGCGTCCATCTGCGTCTTTGTCTCCAAGATCGTACCGGGAAGGGGCTCTGCAACGCCTCCCTGCCCTCCTGGCATGAGATCAGGACCCGTAGGGGCGGGAGTGACGCCGGTTTCCCCCTCGGCCGGCAGGGCCCCCTTGGGGCTTGCGGGCGGGGGTGTTTCGGTCGGAGTCTCGGTTGTGATCGGCTCCTTGCCGAGGATCTTCCCGAGCCAGTTCGGGTGCAGTTCCTCGACGGAGAGATCCCCCTTGCGCAGGGCGTCGACGAGGGTTTGCTTGAAGGCGGGATCCGTGGTGACCCGCTCGTACAGGACTGGATCCGCGGTTGGGTCCTGGGTGAGGATCTTTTGGAGGTCGGCCCGGGTGTAGGTGGTCTTTTGGCCCGTCTTGTAGAGGGTTTCCTGGGGGATATCGGAGACAACCGACTCTACGGCCGCCTTCCCGCCCTTTTTGAGCAGTTCCGCTCCGGTTTTGCTCATCACACCGATGGGAAGCGCTTGCAGTAAAGTAGCCGCCGCCGCCGCTATTGTGGGGGAGCCGGTCTTTTCGAGGATGATGTCCCCGAGATTCTCAGACGCTTGGGGGAAGGTTGCCAGTTCGGATACCGGAATGTTGATTCCCTTCCGGTAGACATTGGCCTGTTCCGGCAGGATCGCGTTCCAGACAGGCTCCATCGGGAAAGCGCTGGAGATCTTCTCGAACGTCTGCGGAATGATCTCCGGCTGCTTGTTATAGATCGCCGAGGGGATTGCCCCCGCCGCTCCGAGTCCACCCGCGAGGGATTGGACGATTCCCTTGGAGAGATCGACGGACGACGCGCCGGCTCCGAGGGCGAGATCCAACGGGTGTTCTACCGGCACCATGCCGAAGGCGTCCGGTTCCGGAACGGGAGGTAACGGCTCCAGATCCACAAAGGGATCGGTAGCCTTCCTCGGCGGTCCGAGATCCGCGAACGGATCAGCGGCGCGGACGGGTGGGGCCAAGTCAGCGAAGGGATCCATGACCTACTGCACTTTCCAACCTTTTTTTCTCAAATGCTCGAACAGTTGATCCTTGGAGTACCCCTCCTTGAGTTTCGCTTGCATGGAATCCATCGTCATCTGAATATCGGCGTCTGAATAGCCCGTGGGAGCGGTAAGTTTCTGCCCGCCGATCGAGAATCCCGGGCCTACTGCCGGTGCCTTGGCCGGCGCAGCCTTTCCGGGGGTTTTCTTGGCGATCGGAGCAGGAACGACGGGAGTCGTCGTGCCCGGGGCGCCGTTGAACAGGGATCCCCACCACCCCACTTCCTGCTGTACTTCCGGATCCGGCGTCTCGGCCGGTTCGTTCCCGCCCCAGGGCGGGGGATTCGACGAGACTCCGGATTGCATATCGAGCAGGGTCTGGAGCCCGCCCATCTTGATGATGACGGGTTCCAGGTGGTTGAGGATCTCCTTCTCGGCCGGTTGCAGGGTGCCGTCGAGGAACTTCTGCGACAGGTAGGTGTAGAGTTTCGCGGGGGAATTGATCCGATCCCCCGCCGTGAGACGGATCTTTGCCACGGTCCGCGCGGCGTTCGCCCGGGCGACGGCGCTCTTGTACTGCCACTTCCCTCGGATCTTCGCGGCGGCTTCCCGGCTCCCGGCGCCGATCTTGGCCGCCTTCACCGTCGCGCCGGCACCGATCTCGGCCTTCTTGATCCCTGCCTCGTCGGCCTTCTCGGGGACCTTGAAAAGGGTCCTGCCTTTTTTGTCCATGACGACGGAGCCCGGGGCGGCCGAGTATACGTCCCTTCCTTCCGTGTCCTTGAAGGGGCTCACCGAGAACAGCGAATGGATGGCGGCTACCGCCTCGGGGGCGTAATCCCCGGAGGTCTGCGCGAGGGAGTTCATGATCCCCGCCCGCAAGGCGTTCGGATCCTGTCCGGGGGCGCCAAGGGGCATCCCCGGGGGCATCGCCGGCCCTACCGGCGACATGAGCCCTGCCGGAGGCGGCGGTTGGAGGTTCAACATCCCCGGCGAAGGTCCCGCGGCGGGTGGAGTCGGTCCCGAAGGGACTCCCATCGCCTGTTTCCCCGCCTCCATCGCCTTCGCCTGGTCTTCCGGAGACATCTTGGCGAACGATTCCTTCGCCTTTGCGATCTGCTCCGGGGAGAGCGGAGGCATCCCCAACACGGGAGGGAAGCCGCTTGGAGCGGGTGCCCCGGCGGCGGGCATTGGCGGTCCTGCGGACGGCGAAGCCGCGGGGATAGGAGACGGCGCGCCGGAGGGGATCCCGGCCGGTGCGGGTTCCGCGAGAGGCGTGAGATCTTGCGCGGAGGACGGATTCCAGTTGGGGATTTCGTCCTTGAACAGGGTGGAGACGGAGGAAAAGAGGTCCTTCATCGCCTTGGACTTCTCCCGCTTTTCCCGGTCCTTCCGCGCCTGATCGAGTCCCGCGAATAGGAACTTCGACATATCCGGCATCGTCTCGAACGGTTGGAATCCGGCCATGACGCCCTCCTTAGACCTTCGCCTTGAAATACTTGTCGAGGTACCTTCCGGCCCCGTAGGACCCGACGTTCGCCATCGTGTTCCCCATCGTGTTCATGAACAGGTTCGCCGCGCCCGCGCCGGAGTAGACGGGTTGGATGTTCGACGGCGGGGTTCCCGCCCTCATGTTCATCTGGGTCGATACGAGTCCGGAGTACAGGTCCCCGATCGAGGAAGCCCGTCCTCGGCCGATGGCCGCCAGGGGCATGGCCGCCGCGTTCCCTCCCAGGCCGCGTTTCGCGAGAGCCCTCGAGGTCGCGTCGATCGACGTGTTGTACCCCGTGTTGATCTTCTGCATGCCGGTATTGAAGAAGGCCGCCTTTTCCTCGGGCGTCATGGTGTGTGCCTTCTCGTTCGCCGCGATATTCGCGGCGTTGGCTTCCTTCTGGGACTTCGCATTCGCCTTCGCCGCCTTGTTGCTCGAGTAGGCGGCGATTCCTCCACCGATGATTGCCGCACCGATCACGAAGTACATGGCGTTCCTCCTTCGATCCTGTATCCGTCTTTCCAACCTTTCGAGATCCCCTCGTTGATGATCTGGGCCAGAGGCACGGGGTAGCACCTTCCGTCCATCGCAAGCATGAACACCGGCCGCGACGTCAGGTGGTAATCGACGTTTTCCACCGTGGGTGCGCAGGAGAGCGACACGTTCATGCCATCGGACATCTTCATGTAGAGGCAGTAGGCGTTCGAGTGTTCGATCTCCCGGGATTGCAACGGCGTCAGGTCTTCGAAGATCCGCATGAAAGACCGGTGGAGGTCGGAGAGGAACAGGTTGGACCGATCCCCCTTGTTGTTCCAGTTCTTGAACATGGTCCGGATCCGGAGCATGGAGTAGCACTCCTTGGTTCCCTCGTAGAATTCCCGGATCCACCGGAGTTCGTCCAAGGACTGGATCGAGAACATGATGCACATCGCCTTCAAGCCCGCCGCCCGGATGTTGGCCAGGGCTTTCATCTTCTGAACCGCGATCTCCGGGGAATAGTTCTTTGGGTGTTGCATCGACATGGCGAATTTATAGGTCCCGTCCTGGACGTAGAGGGGGCTTTCGGAGGTCCTCTTGAAGAAGTCGTCGTCGGCCAGTTTGAGCATATTCGTGATCGAGCCCGTGTTCCATCCGGCCTCGGCGGCTCGTTCATTGAACGAGAAATAATCCGGCCGGATCGTGGGCTCCCCACCGGAGAGCAGGAGCCGGAAATTCCCCTTGTACTGACGCAGGAGGACGTCGTACCAGGGGAAGTCGTGCATCTTTTCCACGCCCATCGGGTAATAGCACCAGGGACACGTCATGTTGCATTGGTTGTGAACGTGGATGATGATCGTGTTCGAGTTCCCCAGGGTCCCGTATTCGTAGAAGTTCGAGAAATGCTCCGCATCCCGTTCGCAGAGGGCGACCGTCTGCCCATGGACGTCGCACTCCTTCACCATCACCGCGCCGTTCGTGAAATGGATCTCTGCGGGGATCTTCTTGTAACAGGTCGGGCAGAGGGAGAGAGTGTTCAGCATCACACCACCTGCCGGAAGTATCCGGACGGGGCCGCGGCCCAATAATCCGAATGGAAGTAATACTGGTGGAAATACCCCTCGTACCACGGCATGATCTCCGCGAGTTTCAATTTTACGAGCAATTCGTCGAATTTCACTTTCAGTTCGTTCGCCAGGGTAACGACCGTTCCTATGTCGGAGGCGTCCGGAGACGCGATCGGCGCCACGGGCGTTTGCTGTTTCAGGGCCAGGTACACCCCGTCCACCTTCTGAATCCCCATCGTCGAATGGAGGGAGAGCGTCAGGACTTCGGAGACGAGAGCGAACACATCCCCGAGTTTCGCCCCGCCCCGTTGATCGGCCGCCATGAGAAACGGCGTCTGGTCGTCTCCCAGGAGTCCGGAGAGGCCCGTCACCGTCAGTTCGTCGTTTCCCCCGTTCTGGTGGGCTCCGGAGTGTTTCGTCGGCACGGATGGGGTCGTGTTCTGAATCGGCAACCCCTTCATGTCGATCGGCCCCAGGAGCCGGATCGTTTTCCCGCCTACCCCTTTTTGCGCCTCGAGTTCGTTCCAGATCAGGTCTAAATGCGTCTGCAACTGCGCCATCAGGTCCGGGGAGTTCGGTATGAGACGTGGGGGCCTCATACGATGTACCAGGGATCGTAGAATTTCACGGCCTTGTCCGTGGTGATTTCAAACCGGAATCCCACCCGGTAGAAGTTCCCATCCGGGAGGGACACCTTGCTCCGGGTCCTGGTGGTGTTCGTGATCGTTTTCGCCGGTTTCTCCACCCCGTCGCAGATCGGGATGATGGAGAGGGTCGCGCCGGCCAGGTCAATGTCGTAGTGCAGGGCCGAGAAGGACCCGGCCGCCAGGAGGCCGTTCGTGGGATATTCCTTCGTCATCAGGGAGAAGGATCGTTGCGCCGCCGTCCCGCCGAGCGTCATCAGATTCCCGGAGGCGTCTCCGAGATAGACGGTGTTCGTGGTGAGGTCCGAGAATCCGAACGTCGCCGCCCGATCGCCTTCCGTGCCCCGGGCGTTCTTGATCCCGCCGATCAGGTCGATGACGAGTTCCCGATCGTTCTCCGTAGCGGCCCCGGAGGGGTAATAGAGCCGGTAGTACCGGCCGTCCCAGAGGGAGAAGGCCCGGGCGTATTCGTCCCAATTGACATTATTAAGAAGGTTTTTCCCCTTCTCGAAAAACAGGACCGAGGTAAAGCCGTTGAACAGCCACAGCCCGTTTTCCCGAGGGTAGATGAGCCCGAAGGGGGTAACGGAAGAGGTTTTATCGGAGAGCGGCCCCGTTGTAGCCAGGGTTTGATCGAGGACCCACGAATCCGGTGATTTCCCGCGGAGCCGGATGAATCCCTTTTGAGAGCCGACGTAGAGGTTGTCATCGAGGACGTTGATCGAAGTATTGTCCTCGTCGTCGAACACCGTGGTATTGAAGCCGTCCCACCCGACGTCGAGGGCCTGGGGCTCGAGGGGTTGCCCCCACCACAGGTATTTCCCATAGTCCGGGACTCCGATGAAGAACACCCTCTTGTCCTTGAACAGGATCCTAGCTCCGATCCCGCCGATCGACGGTTCCGCTTCTCCCGCGATCAATTCCGTTTCCAGGAGTTTCGTGATGCAAGTCCCCTGTTCCGTCCCTCCCCAATGAAGGACATAGATGTACTCATCATGGGTGTGAATTCCCACTACGATCGGCGTACCTCCGGAGTCGACCGTTACCTGTCCATCCACTCCCGGCGGCCAAGCAAGGGACGTAAACACCTTTCCGTTGCCGCCGCCGCCATAGGAAAAGAAAACCCTGCGTTTCGAAACATCCGTACCCGGCTGCCAGATATCGAAGGCATTTGTCGTGCCTCCCTGGGAGGTTTGCCCCGCACCGGCAAGCATTACCCCGACCTGATATTGAAGGGTTACGATGTTTTTCCGATAGAAGAGAATGTCATAATCCCCGTCGAGAGCCGCGTAGGTGCCCTTCCCGAATCCGTACTGCCAGTTGTCATACCATGCCTTTTGAAACATCGGGAAATTGTTGTTGCCAGGTTGCGGCCAGAAGGTACTTGTATAAATCCCAAACACTTCGCTGTTCTGGTACATCCCCCGCACTTGAGCCGGAGAGGTCGTAAGGGATATCGTCTCGAATCTCCAATCGTTTCCGGTTCCATAGAACCCATGGATATCCGTCCAATAAATCATGGCGGGTGTGTTGTTATTTCCCGTGTCGACGTCCCCGGCATTCATTCCGAGCCGCTTCCGGATCCACCGATGTTGTCCGTTTCCCCAAAGGGTCGTGAAGAAGTACGTTCCCGTCTCCGTATACGCCGCCCAGGTCCTTCTTGACCCGGACCATGGCTGAAACGGCCCCGCGCTCCCGAGGGCCGCTCCTGGGGTGTACGTCGTGATCCCACCCGTGGCGAGGTTCACATCGACAAGGACCGTCACCGATATGCCTTGCGTGGAGTAATCGGTTGCAACGATGCAATAATGCTGATCCGCGCTTAATTCCCCCATCGTGAGGGAAACATCCTTCGCGATCGTCGCGGTGTCGTATTGCTTCCCGCTGAGGTGGGTGTGGATATCCGCGACCACGACGAGAGTGTTCGGCCAGGTGAATTTGTGCAGGGAAAGGTGATTGCTATTGGCCGCATCGGCCATGACGAAATAAATCGTGTCGTAATCTTCCAAATCCTGCGCGGGGCCGTACACGGAGGAACCCGCTGGCACATTAAACCGTCCGATGATTGACAGGGCCATGTTTTACGCTCCGAAGATCGGGCGATACCGCTCCCGGGTGAACGGTGCGGCCTGGACGAGATCGGTGTCTGAAACGTTGTCGGTGTACGAGGCGGTGCCGATCTCCACTTCATCGATGTAGAACGGCCCCACGATCACGTCCGGATCCGCGACCATGTTCTGCGAGACGGCCTTGTTGGTCTGGGAACGGATGACCGACTGGAAGAGATTCCCGAATTTAAGCGATCCCGAGGACTGTTCGAGGGCGGTTTGCTTTGCTTCGATCGCCGTCCGCGCCTGGGCCAGGGTAGCGACTACCCCCGATTTGTCCCGGTACAGCCGGATGTGGGTGACCTGGCTATCCGGCGCCGTTGCGGGGTAGGTCCAGTTGATCTTGGCGGTATCGACGATCACCGCCGCCACGGGCGACAGGTCGGTTTCGTACTCCGTGCCGTCCGGATATTTTGCAACGAACGTGTAATAGAGGGCGTAGGTACCGGAAAGACTCCCCGTATCCCCCACGGCCCCGGAGGCCGCCTCCTGCGGGTTCTCGATCCCCCATTCCGTGACGGCCAGGGTGGGGATGTAGACCTTCTTTTTCGTGACCCCCTCCGTGGCATAGAGGAAGTTCTCGTAGGCGAACATTGAGATATCGTCGCCGTTGAAATCGGTGTAGACCACGGTTTTCGCCATCGTCGTGATGAGGAAATGGACGAGGTTGATCCCCTCCCCCACGAACAGATGATCCCCCGTCTTGAACATCGAGTGGATCCGGCCCATGCCCGTGGCGATCACGGTGTTGGCCTGTGCGATCCCCAGGGCTCCGATCTGGTCGAAATCGGCGTTGAGCAGGGTTGCCGCCTCGCCCGGATCGAGCAGGAGCCGGTTCACCTGGAAGGTGTTGATCCCCTTCGTGAAGTTGATCTCCGGAGGCCCTTGGGGCTTTCTCGGCGCCTGTTTCTGAGCGGGAATCGCCATTCTCACAGTTCTCCGATGTAGTCGGAATCGGGCTCGAGCGTTTCGGGGAATCCGAGGTTATCCCCGCACATTTCTTTCCCCTTCGTAACCGCGGCCTCCCAGAGCATCAGGAAATTCGCCCCGAGGGACTTGTCGATCCGGCCGTCGTGATCGGTGCCGAGCAGGAGCCCCGCGGCGTACCACTCGAGGTCGTCGTGGAACATCCACGGGATCTCCGGGTATTGGTTCGCGTTTGAGAGTTTCGCGGCGTCCCGGATGAATTCATATTCGATGTTGCCGTTCGGCGTGGTGACGGTGCCCAGGACCCCGAATTCCGTGTTGAACAGGTATTGCTCGGTGTCCGTCGCCCAGGAGGTCAGGACGCCGTACTCCCCCGCGTAGATGATGACGGAATCCCCCACGTCGAAATCATTGTCGGTGCCTCCGGCCAGGGTGACGGAGATCTTGTCGTTGGTCGCCTCCGAGTCCCCGATCGCCGTGATCGCTCCCTTGGAGCCGTCCGTCAGGTTTTCGATGGCCATTCCCACCATGACGCCGAGCGTGGCCAGGTCCCGGCCTTCGGTGTCGACGTAGAAGACCGAGTTCGCGCCGGTCTTATGAACGCCGGTAACGTTGTTCCCGATCGAGACGTTCGACCCGGAAACCACCACGCCGGTATCCTGGGAGACGTCGTAGGTCGCCCCATCGGCGTCCGGGATCGGATAGACCCCCACCATGCGGGTGTTGCCGTACACCGGCCCGAGGAACAGCCCCTTCGGGGTTCCCACTTCGTCTCGCCATGTTCCGGAGACGTTATCCAGTTTCTGCACGGAGGTCCGTTCGAGGCGGGTGTAGCCGGTGCCTCCGGCGTCTCTGTACCGTGCGACCCATCGGGGGTTCACGAAATCGAGGAAGTTCGTCGGCAGTTTGTAGTACCGGATGCTGGCCTTCAAGATCGTGATCGCGTTCGTCTTGAGGATCCGGGTCCGGAAGCAGAATTCCCGGAGGGCGCGGTTCAGGTAGGCGTCCACTTCGGCCTGGGTATAGCGGGTGAAGGTCTGCGCCGTTTCCCCGAGTTTGGAGAGGACTCCATCCTCGAGTTCGGTGAGGGTTTTCCCCGCGAATAGCCCCGTAGTGGTCGTCTGCTGTTCAGCCATCGGTTTTTCCCTTCTTACCCTTCTTACCCTTCTTCCTCGGGGTGAACGTTTCCATTACCCGGGACATCTTGAAGGCGATCGACTCGTCCTCCCCTTCCGGGAGGTCGACTCCCGCGGCGCCCTCCGCAACCGGGGCTACCCGGGCCTCGGGCGGTACTTCCGTGGGGATTTGCCCCGGCAGGAGTTCTTTCGTTAATGGATCAAACTTCCACGGGCCTTGGGTGATCCATCGTTGGTTCCCATCGACGCCAATCCCGGAAGGGCGATCAGGGTTGAATTTGTGCGCCTCCATTTTCGGAATACCTCCTTCATCTTGGGTAAGAGATCGGACGGGTCGAACTGCGTGGCGCAAGCGCACACCTTGAAGTGCTCGTCCTTCGGACAGTCGTTTTTCTGGTAGATCATCTTGTGGCACGGGGAACAGCGTTGCTTGGACTGGATGGAGTAGTCGTTCTTCCAATACTTGCAGAGGTTCGCCCAGGACGAGTGCGTGAGCATACAGATCTTCGGGGTATCGAAGCACCCCGCCATGTTGAGGACCCCGGTTTCCGGACCCACCACCAGATCCGCGTACTTCACCGCCGCGGCGACGTTGCGGATCGTCCACCGTCCGGACTTGTGGAGGTAATTCGGATCGTCGTCGGCGGCCAGTTCGAGCAGTTTCTCCGGTTGCCCTCCCACGGTGATGAACAGCACTTCCGGATGCTGTCGCGCGAAGGCGGCCATCGCTATTGCATAGAACGGAAACCGCTTGTGCGGTCCCGAGCCCCCCAGAGCCCAGATCACTACGAATCGGCCGGTAAGGGCCGTCCGGAACACGGACGCCGAGAGTTCTTCTTCCTCCGTGAGGAAGATCTCCCCATTCAACCCCCGGTCATCGAATCCGGCAATTTTCAGGGCATAGTCGGTGTAGTTGATGTTCCCGTACTTCGCCCGCCGCTCGTCGTCGGAGAGGTCGTAGTCGGACCCTTCCCCCTTGATCTGCAAGAGGGCCTTCTCGCAAGTCCCGGAGAGGTTGATGAAGCGGTCGAACCGAGTCGCCAGTTTCGCCCAATACGCCTCGAGGTCGGCGTTGGCCACTTCGTTTATCCCCTGGAAGATCATCTGGTCGATGTTCGGATTGCCCTTGAACATCTCCCGGCCGTTCTCCGAGGTATTGACGGTGACGTGATACCCTTCCTCTTTCAGGCGCCGGAGGACGGGCGTTGCGAAGATGACGTCTCCGATCCCCCCGTACCGGACAACACACGCGGTTTTCTGCCCGGGCGCGGGGAGGACCTTCGGAATGGCGGCCGTGATCCCCGGGAGGGAGGAAACCTTGTTGAACACCAGTTCAAAGGAGTATTCGTCGGCCTCCCCGTGGATCTCGTTGACCAGGACCTTGTAGGAGCCGATCTCGTCCATGATCCGGAGAATGTCTCCGGGCTCGAAGTCGTTTTTATGGTCCGGGTTGGACCCCTTCTGCCCCATCCTGGGGTACAGGTCCCTGTGGGGGAGGTAGAGGACGAGGTTCCCGCCCGGACGGATCACCCGGAACCACTCCCGGAGTACGGTGACGGGGTTCTTCGTATGTTCGAGGTAGTGAGACGAGAACACGAAATCGAACGTATCCGAGGCGAACAGGGTCAAGCCCCCCTCGAGGTCGATCGAAAAGTCGGCGGCCGAATTCGGGCCCTTCCCCAGGTCGCACCCGATCGCCGTATCTTTGATCTTCTTCGACCCGCACCCCAGATCGAGTCCCTGGCCCTCGCAGTATTGCAGAAGCCGGTGCCGGCACTTCTCCACTTCCGGGATGTACGGCGCGTTGATGTCCCAGGTCATCGGGCGCCCACCATCGTAATGATGTCGAAGGGCCGGTCGGGATTGCGCTTCGCGGCTTCCGTGAAGGACATTTCCTCGACGGCGAACCCGGTCGACCGCATCAGGGCCGTGAGGGCCTTCTGGCCGAAGTAGTGCAGATGTTCCCCCGGCTTGAAATGGCGCCAGGTGGGGAGGTTCTTTGTGTCGACGAAATCGACGTTCGGCGTCGAGATCGTCAGGAGGCGGGGGTGGATCTTCTCGATCACTCCCTTGGGATCCGTCAGGTGTTCCACCACATCGAACATCGTCAGGACGTCCGGGCGAAGGTGGTCGATCATGACGCGGCTGAACGGGGACGCGGGATTGACGTCGTATCCCTTCACGGAGAGATCCCCAGGACGCATGGCGTTTTCGAGGAACGCGCCCGTTCCTGTGCCGTAGTCGAGCAGGGTCTTGTGTCCATTGAGATGGCGACGGACGAGCCCCCACCGGCATCGCATGAGCAGGTCGGAGAGGGGTGCCTGGGCCAGTTTCCGGTACGTTTCGAGGTAGTATTCATCATACAGTTCCGGAAGCGCCGGGTAATCTGCCGAGATCAGGGAGCAGTTCGGGCACTCGAATAGGTTGGGTGCGAAGTTTTCCATCTTGCTCCCGTCGATAGCGCATTGTCCGGTAAACCACGTTGATGGACTCAAGAATCGTCTCCATTCTGAATTTGTAGTTGCAAACCGTTTCATCCTCGGCGACGTGCGAATGGTAACAGTCCTCGGGCTTGTAGATCGCCCGGAGACAGGGGGAGCAGGGAATCTCCGCTTGCAGGGAGAAGTCGTTTCGGTGGCCATCGGTTGCTTGAAAGACCGACGACGAGGTACAGAGCATCGTTTTCGGAGTGCCCCACATTCCCGCGGCGGCCAGGAGCCCCGTTTCCGGGCCCACAACGTAGTCGGCGTACCGCGTCATCAGGAGGACCTGCCGGAAGGACGTATCGAAGGCCGGATACACCCGATGGTCCCCGAAGGAGAACGACCGATGCTTCTCGTTCGGCCCTCCGGTGAGATAGAGAATCGCGTCCGGGTAACGGGAAAGGATCTCCCTTCCCAACTCCTTGGCGATCGGAAACCGCTTCTGGGCGTTGGATCCCGAGACGGGCATCATCACCAGAAACTCGTCCCGGTAGGTCTCCCTCCACCGATCGGCCCAGGTCAGTTCCTCCTCCGTGAAGGCCACGGTCCCGCATCCTTCCCCCCGGGAATACCCCGCGACCTTGAGCCCGAATGAGTAGAAACTCTCCCCCTGGGTCACCTTCCGGCGCTTCTCCACCGGCCAATGGAAGGACGGTTGTTCCCTTCCCGGGATGAGCGTCCCTTCCATCGTGTCGGTGAGGTTTACGATCTCGTCCGGGTTGACGGTTTCAATGTCCTTATTGATGACTTCCTGCCAATCCTCGGCGGTTGCGGGGTTGCAAGCGAGGATGGACTGAAAGCGAGGATCGGCCTGGAACACGTCGAGCCCCCGGATGCCGGTGTGCAGGTACAGGTCCTTCCCATCGGCCTTCATCCGGTCGATCAGCGGGAGCAGATAGATCAGATCCCCATAGGCCCCGTACCGTAAGATCATCGACTTCATGCGACTCCCAAGGTGGGCGGGGGAGTGCTCCCCCGCCCGGTAGTTGCTGTGTTTTCCCCGCTTACGCGGAGATGAACGCTTCCTGGAACGCGGCCGTGACGGTGACGGTGAGCGTCTGCAAGTTCGTTCCCGCGCCCACCGCGAGACGCAGGATATCGCCGCCCAGGACGGTGACGGAGGAATCCACCGCCCCGGCCAGAACGGCGCCATCGGCGTGGGTCCCGAGGAAGGAGAGGGTTCCGATCGAAGCGTAGGCGCCGGTCCCGGCGAGGGACCGTTGGATGAGCCCGACGTGGCCGGCCGAAGCGACCGTCCCGCCCGTCTTGATGTACGCGGAGACGGACTTCAGGACCCCGTTCCAGGTAGAGGGGATCTTGAAGATGGTGCCGGTGATGGCCACTGTTGCGGCGTTGATGCCGTCGTTGACCAAGAGGTTAACGTCATGGCCCAGGTTGATGAGTTGCTGGTGCCCGAACGCCGAGTAGGACCGTCCTTGAGCGTCCATATTAGGCACCTCCGAACTTGACGATCGAGTTGTCCGGATCGCCGGCCCAGAAGATCTTGAAGCCCAGGAGCGCGTACCACGCGATCATCTTGTCGCGGCCCACGTCCTTGACTTCATAACGAATCTCCTCGGGAATCACGATCGCTTCCATGACCGTATCGGCGCCGAAGATGTACGCCTCGCCCCACGCCGCGGAGATTCCCTGGGCGTTGGATAAGGCGTTGTTGGAACGGGAGAACCGCGTCTGGTAGTACGACCCGATCTCGCCGTTGACGGGGTACTTCGTGTACTGCCAGATGGCCTGGAGTTTGTCGTGCAACCCCCGGGCCGCCTGGGTGGAGAGGATTCCGTGGTAGAACCCGCCCGAGAACTTCGCCGCCTTCATCGTCTGGTACAGGTAATCCACGATGTTTTTCGCGTGGAAGTCGTCGAACGACACGGAGCAGGTCTCCACCGGCGTTGCGTCGGTGTAGATGTTGTAGGCCGAAGCCGAGGACGCGACGTACACGATCTTGGTCTTGGCGAATTCCGCCTCGACCTCGCAATCCATCACGTCCACCATGTCGTTTTTCAGAATGCGGTTGATCTTCTGGGACTCGTCGAACTGCGACAGGGCCTCGAGTTTCCCCGTGTAGGCGTGGCCGTTGCCGTACTCATCGACGGATCCTGTCCCCTTGTACGGGGTGTGGGAGCGGCGCGGCATGGTGGCGGTTTCCACCAATTTCCCGCCCTTGGTGGAGATATTCCCCCACCGGTCGAAGTTCCAGGAATCGCCCTTGCCTTTGCCGAATTCCTCCTGCACGTCGGCGTACTGACGGAAGACCATCTCCGCTTGCGCCGCGTGGCGGGTGGTACGGCTGAGTTTGGGATTCGCCAGGTAGGATCCCTGGCTGACCCAGTTGGAAGCGATCGGCATTATTTTTCCATTGGCCTCCTTGAGGTCGTTAGAGGGTCGGCCGGAGGGCGCGGCTTTGCGCGGCTTTCCGGTGCGCGACTTCCGCGGCCGGATCGTCGCCCACGTCCTCGGCTTCCCCGGTTCCCGGGGCGCCCGCTGAATCCAGGCCCCCGCCGACGCTGATGTTGGACCGCTTGGTGTTCAGCCGTTCCGCAATCGCTTTCTCCCGTTCCGCGTCCTTAGTCCGGAAGTAACTCGAAACGGCCTCACCGATCTTTGCGAGTTGATCGAGTTCGGACAGGCCCGCGATCTCCGGACCCAGGCGTTCGGCCGCCTTGAGGAACACCCCGTATGCCTCTCCTGAATCCGCATACGGCTTGACGTGGGCGTTCTTCGTGTAGTAATCGTCGAGGAACTTCTGCCGGGTTTCGGAATCCAACGTGGATGCCGAGGGGGCATCTTCCGTAGGAGGCGAGGCGGCCTTGAGGGCTTCGAGGTCCCGCTTCGTTACCGGCTGATCCAGTTCCTTGTCCAATTCCTCGGCGTCGTGGGCGTCGAGTTTTTCCATATCGACGTACTTCGACACCTTGGCGATTTTGGCCTCCGCTTCCTTGCGCGCCTTCCGTTCGGCCGCAAGGTCCTGTTGGCCTTTCGTGAAAGCCGCCTGTGCGTCCTTCACCCGCTTCTCCGCAACGGGGTCCAGTGTTCCTTCACCCTTCGCCGGAGCCGAATCCGAGTCCTTCGCCTTCGCCGAATCCGGTCCTGCGGATGGCAGTCCTGCGGACGGCAGTCCTGCGGACGGCAGTCCTGCGGACGGCAGTCCTGTGGACGGCAGTCCTGTGGACGGCAGTCCTGCCGGGGGCTTGGGCGTGGCCTCGGGGGCCGCGGGTGGGGCTTCTGTGCCATCGGTTCCGGAATTCGGGGACGCATCGGCGTGTTCATAGATGCGTTCCCGAGCGGAAGCAGACGGCAACGGTGGAGGTCCTGATTCCGTGGGAGTGCCACCCCCCCCGGAGCCACCTTCTGACCCGGGCTCGGCCAGGGTGAGTAGAAGGTTTTTGAACATTTGTCCTCTGTCCTCCCTACTGCGTAATGTCCGGAGAGGAATCCTCCGGCAGGTCGTCCAACGTGAGGTCGATGTCTTGTACGGTGGTTTTCAGGGCGTCCTCGAAGGCCTCGAGCGCGGCGTGGCCGCCGAGGCAGAACGCGACTTCCGCTTCGCTCCCGAGAACCTGGTAGGACTTGGTGATTGCCAACTTCTTCTGAACGGTGAGGTACTTCGAGATGTGCTCCGTCCAGGCGGAAGACGCGAGCAAATCCTTTACCGCTTGTCCCCTCTGGATCCGGAACTGCAACGCCAACTCCCTTTCGATCTGATCCATTCCCTTCCCCCCTTACTGGCTGAATTTGCTTCCTGCGGCCTTGAGCATTTCCATGACGACGTTCGGATCCATCGGTCCCTCTTGCGGCATGGGCGCCCCTGCGGGGGGCACCCCTGCGGGGGGCATACCTGCAGGGGGCATACCTGCGGGGGGCATACCCGTCGTCGCGCCGGCCGGCAACGGTTGACCTGTGACGGGATCCACGGCGCCCGGGAGAGGCATGGGGCCGCGGAGGATGAGCAAGTCGGGGTTCTGCCATTCGAACGATTGGAGGATCCGCTTGAGGAATTCCTCGATATTCAGGTGTTGAACGAGGGCGGGGACCTTGGAGAACACTTCGATCAGTCCCAGGAGATCTTGGCGTTCCTTCTCCTGGTCGAAGAAGGCCGTCAGCCCCTTCGCCTTGATCGGATACCGCTTGTTCAGAAAAGCGTACTTCTCGGCCTCGGGGAGTGCATTTAAGTCGAGGCCCTCCTGCTTGAAAATGTCGATGGTTTCTGGATTTAAGAGCGGGTCCATGAAATACTGCACGGTCAAGTCCCGGGCGACTTCGATGGACTCGAGGACGCCGCCCTTCTCGATCGACGCCGCGATGTTCTCGAAGGACATGGAGGACGCCTCGGTTTTCCGGTTGACTTCCGTGGCGGTGACCTTGCCCTTGTTCGTCGGCATTCCCTGAATGAATTCCGTCCATCCGGTATAATTCTGGACGCTGTTTTTCAGGAAATCCGCGAGGACGAAGGTTCCCTGCGGAATATCCGCGGCCGTGAGTTGGCGAAGGGCTTGGCCGAGCGGTCCCTTGGTCTTGAACAACTTCCCCGGGGTCAAGCCGCCTTCGGCCTGTTGCGGGTCTTTCAGGGCATCGACGTTCACTTCGGACGGCGACAGAAGCGCGAACAGAGCCTTGTCGCCCGCGATGTTGATGAGGTTGTCGAGGGCGTTGATGATCGGCCGGATGCCGTCGATCATGCCGGCGCCGATGCATTGGAACAGGACTTTCAGCGGGCTGATGAACACATACGGGTGTTTCCGGAGCCAGTAGGGGGAGGGCGAGGGTTTCAGGAGCAGGTACTTCTGATTGGCGACGATGAACCGGCCGTCCTTGACGATGACGTTCCCTTTTTGGTCCGTCACCGTTCCCCAGAAGGTGTGCAGGACGACTTCCTTCCGAAAGCGGTTCTTGGGCTCGGCGATCTTGAGCATGGCGAGGCGTTCAATGTCGGCCGAGGTCCGGGCGGCTGATTCGTAATCCTCCCGTTTCAGGCGGTTGAGTTCCTTCTTCTCCCAGGGGATCTGCTCGGCGTTTTCGAGCAGTTCATAGAGTTGGACCCGGGTTTCCTCGACGATCCAGGAGCGATCGAGGGGGAAGTGCATCAGGAGCGGGTTGACGACGGTGCATTTCAATTTCGCCCGCTGGGTCGTCTCCTTCACGAAATCGAACTTCGAGGCGACGGGCTCCCCTGTGATAGGGTCGAGGACGGCTTTCCCCGTTGCGGGATCCATGACGGGGATCGGTCCCCAGATCACCTTGTTGTCCTCGACGTTCTGCGGGGTGAACCGGAGGACGCCGATCATGACGGCCAGAGCGGATTCGACTCCTTCTTCAAATGCCTCGATGAAATCAGCCTCGTCCAGGTGGAATCGGACCTTGCGGGTGAAGGCCCGGGCGAAGTTGTCCATCTGGTCCTCGATCGGCTGGCCGGTCACAGGATCCATCTGTTGCGGGGCGTTGTCCTGACGCTCCGGGACGAATTCGAAGAATTCCGGGGTTTTCATCAGGATCCGTTTCAGAAGTCCGGAGGCGCCCTTGATGGCGGGATAGACGGACGGAACGACGATCTTGTGTTGCCAGGACTTCTTCTTCGAGTAGTCGCGGAACGACCGATAGCGGTCGTAGCACTCGGTCATGACCTTCCGGAAGCCGCCGAAGGTATCCGCGGATTCCTTGAGAGCGGCGTTCAGGAAGTCAACGACCTCTTGATTCGTCATCCCCGGGTCCCTCCCCTGCGGGGGGCACCCCTGCGGGGGGCATCCCTGCGGGGGGCATCCCTGCGGGGGGCACCCCTGCGGGGGGCACCCCTGCGGGGGGCACCCCAGGATCTCGGGACCTGGAAGATCTCCATGCATTCCTTCGTGCCTCCCCTGCCCTCCTTGAACGGGAACAGGCGGGAGACGACGGAGGGCGTGAGGCGCAGGGTGCGTTTCACGCGCGGGTCGTCAATATCCACAGCGCCGGAGACTCCGGCTTCCTTCACCGACCGAGGGACCTTATGAACGAGCCCGCAATCCTGGCATTGGAAGAGTTGCACGATCTGATGGGAATGGAGTCCATCCACGAAAGCCGTACCCTTGAATTCCATGAGGGTATGACGGCAATCGAAGGGATCCTTCTGCCAGGGCGTTCCCAAGAGGGTTTGCTTCGGCTGACGTGCCAGGAAGTCGATCTTTTCCATCGTCGGTCTCCTACGCGCTCGGCGTCAGCGTCATCGCTGTACGCTCCGAGGAAGTGTTGATGGTCGCGGCGACACGGACCGCGATGCCGTTCGGCGTCTTGAGGGAGGCCCCGCCGTTTGCCGTCACGCCGGCCAGGACCGCCAGGGTGATCGAGAGGACCTGTTGGACGGTGTAGGTGCCTTCGGTTTCTACCTGGGCGGCCAGTACCGCGGCGACGATCTCCGCGATCGCGTCTGCCTTGAGGGAAGCGGCGTCCAAGGCATCGGCCGCGAGGGTGACGCCGGCCGTTACGGATCCCACCGAGGCGGGGGTTGCGGCGTCGAGGGACGCCTTCTGCAAGGCACCGAAGTCGATATTCGCCTGTTCGGTCACGGCGACGTCGAGTTTGTCCGTTCCCGCGATGATCGAGTCGTAGACCTGGGCAGGCAGGACGGTGTAATCCTCCCAGACGGGAAGATGATCGGCGTCCGACGAGAACAAGGCCCGAAGCCTGCCGGCCGTGTTGGTGTCCGTGGCATTTAACGTGACGAGGTAGTACCCGCGGGCGTCATGGGTGATCGCTGTCGCGTCGTTTCGGGCCGCCTGGGCTCCCCCGTTTTTCGAGAGGTAGACGGTCGGGGTGAGGGCCGTCTCTGCCGTGACGCCATCCGTCTTGTCGACGGCAGGCCCCATGAGGATGACCGCGGCCGTCCCTGCTTTCAGATATTTCATCTACGCCGCCCTTCTCCTGCGGGAGTAGTTTGACTGGAACACCGGAACGGCCGATTCACCACCTGCGGCAGGAGTTGAATCGAGGATGTAGGCGCCCCTTGTTAGGTAGCGATTTCTTGTTTGACGGTAGATATGGGCTATTTGTGTCTGGTCGATCCCGACGTTCATGATGAAATGTTCCCCAAAATATCCATTGAAGGATGCCGTGTATTGTCCTGGACCATTTCCATTCGGGGACCCAAAGCGATATTTCGTTTTGTTTCCGGCCGCCATAGTTCCCGCCCAGGAGGACACAACCACAGGGATGCCGTTGATGTTGAGAATGTTATTGTTGCCGTTCCTTGTGAGGCAGTAAAAGAACCAACGGTCTTTTAACCCACCTGGGATGGCAGTTGTAATACGATGATCTGGCGTGTAATCATTTCCTGAATCCAACATATAACTGATGGAAGTTGCGGCCGCGTCGAGATAAATGGCAAAAGGAAATTCGGCATGCGCCGAAGAATAATACTGTCGCTTACTCCATAATTCATTGGAACCATCTGCTTTACCAAGACAGAAAGCCCACCCTCCCATGGTAAAGGCTTGAAGGATCGTTGCGATATTGGAATCGAACCACGCCTCATGGGTGTCGTCCCATGCGCCGTAGAGTCCAGGTTCCCGGTCATACTTCCCGCGGTTTGGATTCATCAAGGTGATCGTGCCGGTTTGCCCTTTTCCAGAAATATCCACCGTGGGGATTCCGGATCGCAACGGGTAATGTCCTACCATTGCCGGGTGCATCCGGAGTACCGTCCGAACGTGGGATTCCGGGGCGTGAGGGATCACGTCACACGCTCTGAATCTGGATGCCCTGCCAGTAGATCGTACCTGACGTAAGGGCCGCACCGGAGTTGTTTTGAACCATGATCTTGAACCTTTGAGGCGCTTGGAACAGTCCCCCGTGGCCACAGAGGGAAAAATGCGCCTTCTGGGGCTGTACGGAGAAGTTGATGATCCCGAGCGGAATCGCCGATTCCCAGGTACCATAGTTCGTTCCGTCCTCGCAGATGGCCGCCCGGACGTCGAGCCATGACGTAGCCGCCGCCGTCCCGCCCGCGTTCACCTCGATCAGATAGTCCTGGTAGAGGTTCGCGGAATTATCGACGGCGTTGCTCGTGTGGATCGCGGCCGATGCCAGGGTCGAGAAGCCGGTCGCCGCAATATTCGCTGACATGGTGGTGTAGGCGGGCTTCATGATGGTCGTCATGGCCTACCTCCGCGCCTTCTCGTCGTCCTCGATCTGTTTCATCATCTTGTTCATGTTCTGGTTGCCCATCGTCCCGTTCTTGGGTTTGACGAATCCCGTGTTGGTGCGGCCGTCCTTGGGGATCCGTTGGAAACCCACCAACTCGGTTGGCTTCGGTTCGATCTTCTTTCCGTCAAAGGGCCACATTCGATCCTCCTTACGCTGAGTAGGTCATCGCGACGCTATCCTCGACGGGCTTCTTCCGCACCATCGGCCGGCCGTACTGCAACCGGGAGACGAGGTATTCGAGGGCGTTCATCAGGTGCGAATATTCGTTCTTCTCGGGCTCGTCCAGGTAGAGTTCCTTGTTGGCGATCTTCTTCTTCCGGTACCCGCCCTTAAAAGCTCCGATAAGGAACCGCTCCCGCGGGTCGATCTGCACGAAAGGCACTCCGTCGTCCTCGATCCTGCGGAGGGCATCCTCCATCGCCTTGTGCCGGCCGGTCCAGGAGATCTCCCCCGCTTCGACCTGCACGAGGGGGTATCCCTGCGGGTCCTTGAAATCCCGCTGAATATCGAAGCAGGTCCTCTCGTCCGTCTGGGCCCGCTGATCCCCTGCTGGATCCCCATAGTCGATAAACCGGAAGCCGGGATAGGTGACGTTGCAGTATTCGATGACCCGCTCGGTGAACCGCTTGATGCCCACGCTGTTCGTCTGCGGCGTGAAGATCGACGGGAAGATGTTCAGGTGCGGCCGCGGGGTGAGTTGGGCGAGTGCCACGGCCGGAGTAAGCCCGTAATCCCACCCCCGGATGATCGGTACGTTCTTCAAGGGCTTGAGCGGCAGAGCCGCGACGTGGTGCTTTTCGAGGAAGATCTTGTAGATCGGCACTCCGGAGTGGATGGAGAAGTCGATCTCCTGCTCCATCTTCCAGGCGGGGTTCTCGGCTCCGCCGACGTACCCTTCGAGGGCCTTCTGCATCCAGGCGCGGCCCTGTTCCGTGTCCGGATCCCGCTTGAGGAAGGCGCTGTAGTGGAGCCGGATCGTCCGGATGCCGGAGGGAGTCGTCCATTTCTGGATCCCCTTGGTCATTCGGCGCCTCCGAACGTCCCCACCTGATCGAGTTCAAACCCCGACAGTTGACCGAAGAACGATCCGCCCTCGGCAGAGGACACCATGATCATCTTCCTGCAACACGCCTTCGCCGCTCGGTAGGCCTCACGGCAGAAGGGTTGAAAGGCGGCCTCATCGGAGAATAGCCCCGAGCCGGTGTACGACCGGATAATGTCCCCGCCTTGGGGGATGCCCCAGAGTTTGGAGCCGTTTGGGTACAGGAGGATCCCGTAGGACGGGCTGACGTTCTGTTTCATCCACTTCGGCAGGTTTTCCTCGATGAAGCTGGCGCGGCCCATGCCGGTTTCCTTGTTGAACACGAGGTTCGCGGCGTCCTCCTCCTTCTTGGACTGGATGAACAGGAGTTGGTTTGGCACGAACCGGGCCCACCACACGAAATACGCGACGACGAGCCAGGTGACGGTGAGTTGCCGGGACTTTCCGATGCACGTTACCTGCTGTTGGCCGTTGTGAATTTCATCGAGCAGGTTGCGGAGCCCGGGCTCGTCCGGGAAGGGCTTGACGGGGGAGACGGGATCGTATTCGTCCCGGGTCCAGACGTAGTGCTGATCGTTCCAGATCCAGTAGGCGGGATCCTCGGCGCAGAGGGACAGTTCGAAGTTCCGGGCCGCGGGCTTCGTGTTGAGAAGCAGGAAGCGGTTCTCGGCGCGGTCCTGGCGTTCTTCGGGCGTCATCGGGCGATCCTCAAGGGTGTCCGCTTGACCGTCTCGATCATCTCGTCGAGGCGGCGCTTGC